TATTTAGCTATAGTGGCTGTTGCTTTTATGGATGGGTTTTTCGGTATAGTTGCTGGTACTAAGAAAGAAGGATTTAAAACTTATAAAGCAGTTAAAGTATTAAAAACCACATTTACTTGGTTAGTTATACTAACAGTAATATTAATGGTAGAAATTGGATTTCCAGGTACATCTTGGCTCTCAGAAACTATTATAATGCCGTTTGTAATATTCCAAATAGTTAGTGCTTTAAAAAATGCTTCAAATGCTGGTTTTATTAAACATTCTATATTAAATAAAATTTTAGAAAAAATCGATAAACATAAAGATAATTAACTATGTTATTAAAAAAAGGTGATAAAAATGAACAGGTGAGACAACTTCAAGTAAAATTAGGAATTGATCCTGTTGGTACATTTGGTCCTAAGACTGAAGAAGCTGTTAAAAAGTATCAAGCCGCTAATGGATTAGTAGCAGATGGTATAGTAGGAGATGCAACTTGGAATAAAATCATGGGTTCAGCTCCAACAGCACCTGCTACTCCTGCTGTAGTAGTTCCTGCTTCTAGCTTTAAATTAGATAAATTAAAAGGACACATTCCTGATGCTGTATTAGTTCAGATTCCTGACACTGCTGCTAAGTTTAATATAACTAATCCCTTAAGATTAGCTCATTTCTTAGCCCAATGCGGTCATGAGTCAGGGGGTTGGAAGGCAACTTCAGAAAATTTAAATTACTCTTCTAAAGGTTTAATGGGTATTTTTAAAAAATATTTCCCTACTTTAGCTTTAGCTGAACAATACGCTCGTAAACCTATTGCTATTGCCTCTCGTGTTTACGGAGGTAGAATGGGTAATGGGGCTGAAGCTACTCAAGATGGATTTAAATTTAGAGGTCGTGGTTATATCCAATTGACTGGTAAAGATAATTATTCTGCTTTTGATAAATTCGTTCCTGAAGAAATTTTAGCTAATCCTGATTTGGTTGCTACTAAATATCCTTTAATGTCTGCTGCTTGGTTCTTTAATAAAAATGGACTTTGGAGTATTTGTGATAAAGGAGCTGACCAAGGAACTGTAACTGCTGTTACTAAAAGAGTAAATGGTGGAACAATTGGTTTGCCTGATCGTATTAAACATTTTAACGAGTATTATAATTTATTAAAATAATGAATGAGTTTCAATTAAACCCCGGACAAGGATATATCTATGTTGGAGAATACTTTCATAAGTTTGGAAAAGATGTTCCAACTGAAAAGAAAATAGGTAAAACAGATTCTTTGTTAAATATTCCTCAAATCGATGATTATGCTTTTAGTTTAGATTTTCATACACCAGATATCTACTTAGTAGATGATGTTGAAAAATTATATAAAGCATTAACTACTATTTTAGATCATGACCAACTTAAAGAAGATTGGTTTGAAGATACTGATGGAGATTTAAAGGATCGTGTTGCTAAATTTATGGATGCTTTTGGTTATAAAGAAATAGCAGATGTAGATGGAGATGGGATACCAGACCATCTAGATGACACTATTGGTTGATTTTGACACCTGACGTGACCTAAATAAGGTAGTTTAATATAGACACTATATGAAGGTTTATGACGTCTATATTTATCGTATATGGATGTAGATAAAATATTTGATTTATTTAATAATAAAGAGCCTGATTCTCTAAAAGAGAAGGCACAGGCAACAGATATTTTAATAACAGACTATAAAAACCACCCTTTATTTTGGGTTGGAATGTTTAAAAAGCTTATTTATAATCATAACCTATTTAACTCACAATTACTTAAATTTTTTGATAAATTAGAAGAAGGATTAGATATAACAGATATAGATAAAGCAGGTGAATTTGTAGTGTTTACTAAAGCATGGGAATATATTCAAAAAGTAAATCCTAATAATTTTTCACACCAAGAAGCTCTGTACCATTTTTCAGATATACAATTGAAAACAGCATTAGAATTATCTATAAGTTACTTTCAAGAAATAGAAGAGTATGAAAAATGCTCACATCTTAAAAAGAATTTAGAATTTGTAAAACTCCTTTTGGCTTAAATTTGGCCTAAATGGGATGTCATGTTATATTTGTACTACACGGGTTAAAAAAAGGATATGAAACATAGAGACATAATAATGAGAAGGATGGAAAGGGTAGAAGGGGGAATTGAGAAACTGCAGTTTGCGCTACGACAGAATAACTGGGCTTTGGTAGATGAGATTATTCAAGAAATGAGGGATAATATTAATGACGCTAAGGCGTTTGTACAACAGGAACCATTAGGACCCGGAGAAATTAACAGATTTTAATATGCAATTAACAGCTGAACAGATCCAAGCTAATTGGAATGAATTAATGTCTTTTATTGAGGATTATATTTCTGAACCTCGTAAAACTAAACTAATTGAATTTTATGAAAAGTATGCTGAACGTTTAATGTTAATGCCTGCTGCCCATAAAAAAGAATATCATAATGCTTTCCCTGGAGGATATGTAGAGCATGTTAATCGTGTTATTACTTGTGCTCTTCATCTTCATAAACTTTGGGAGAAAATGGGAGCTGATATTACTACTTATACTGAAGAAGAATTAGTGTTTTCTGCTCTAAATCATGACCTGGGTAAATTAGGTGATGAAGAACATGACTCATATATTCCTCAAACTGATAAATGGAGACAAGATAAATTAGGTGAAGATTATATGTTTAATGATAAACTTGCTTTTGCCTCTGTACCTGATCGTGGCTTATATTTACTCCAGGCTCATGATATTAAGTACTCGTTTAATGAAATGATTACAATTCAAACTCATGATGGTTTATACGATGAAGCAAATAAGAAATATTTAATGACTTATATGCCAGAGACTAAACCTAGAACTAGTTTACCTTACATTGTACATCAAGCTGATTTAATGGCTGCTAGAATTGAGTTTGAAAGAGAATGGTTACCTAAATTTAAAGGTAACTTGGATAAGCCAAAGAAATCATTTACCTTGGAATCCAACAAAAAAGCGCCTTCATCAAACGCTACTAAGCAAAAAGCATTAGGTAGTATAAAAAGTGAAGGCTTAAAAAATATGTTAGATAATTTATGATATTAACTTTAATACTTTTAGGTTTGATGGTCGTGGTCTTAGGATACACGACCTTTAATCTTCTTAGGAAAAATGAAAAACAAGAAGACATCTTAGCAGGTTACATGACCTACCTAAACAAAATCTCAGACACTATTGAAATGGCTGAAAAGAAATTAATGGAAGTAGACGCTAAAGGTAGTTTTAAATCAGATGATGAAATTGGATTTTTCTTTGAACAAATTAAAACAATTCAAACAGCGTTAAATTCTTTTGTTATTAAAAATATTTCAAAGTAATGGAAGAGGTAGTTGTAAAAAAGAAAAAGAAAGGCATACAGTACTTTACTCAAGATACTGAGGATGCTATCATTCTGTATAACAATACAACTGATTTTGAGTTAAAAAGTAGATTATACAATGATAGAATTCATTATGCCTTTTTTAAACTTACCGAAAATATTATCCATACGTTTAAATTTTATTATACTGAGGTAGATAATATTGAGGATTTACAACATGAAGTAATCACTTTCCTTTTAACTAAAATTCATTTATTTAATCCAGAAAGAGGAGCTAAAGCATATTCATATTTTGGTACTATTGTTAAACGTTATTTAATTCTTTCAAACCAAAAAAATTATAAAAAACGTATTGATACTTTGCCTATTGAAACATTAGAGGAAGATGAAAACCATTCTTATGATATTGAAGAGTCTCCTTATAATGAACGTTTATCTATGTTTATAGATGAATATGTAGAACATTGTACTAAATATATTTATGATTTATTTCCTAAAGAATATGATGCTCAAATAGCAGATGCTATTCTTGAGTTATTCCGTAAACGAGAATTTTTAGATGTTTTTAATAAAAAAGCACTTTACATTTATATCCGTGAAATCATAGATGTTAAAACTCCTAAGATTACAAAGATAGCTAATCAACTCTATGATATTTTTAAAGAAGGTTATGTATTTTATTTAGAACACGGATATACAAAGTTTTAGTTTTCATATTTATAAGAAACTAAATGTATATTTATGTCACAATTTGATAACATAATTTTTAAAAATAAAAAATTCTCTGATGTTTTAGAGGAAATCTATAACAATCAAAAGAAAAAAGATCAACAGGTTTCTGCTTTAATCTCTGAATTAAAACCACTTATCTCTGATATTGGTGACGCAACATTAGTTGTTCCTTTAATTAAGGAATATATGGAGATAAGTGTTAAAAATGATGATTTATTAATTAAGATGGCAGCCCTAGCTCAACGAGCTATGAATACTCAAACTGCTGAAGGAGCTTTAACTATTTCTGATGAAGAAAAAGAGCAGTTAATAGCTGCTATGAACGAGTTAAAAGGAGATAAATAATGGCTTACGGGTTAAAAGCTAATACTAATAATATTATATCTAGTGTTAACACTATAGCTTCCCAGTCTCCTAATGGTCTTACTGCTTCCCCTGCTTCCTTTAAAGCGGGTAGAGTAAAAAGTATTATTTTAGATAATAATCATCCTAAATTTAAAAAATTTGGTGAATGGAATGCTTTAGGTGTAATTGAATATCAAGATATAACATTACCAGCTTCTAAAACAGCTTTTGCTAGACCTTATTTTAGTAATATAAAACAATTACCTGTCTTAGAAGAAATTATTTGGATTGTAACTTTACCTGATACTAGTTTAAATGGTACCCCTGATAAAGGAGGTATAACAACTAATACTTCAGATTATTATATTTGTCCTGCCTCATTATGGAATCATCCACACCATAATGCTTTTCCTTCAAATCCAGAAAAATTACCTCAATCTCAACAAAAAGATTATATTCAAACACAAGTAGGTAATGTTAGAAGAGTAACAGATCAATCTACAGAAATAGATTTAGGTAGTACTTTTATAGAACGTTCAAATATCCATCCATTATTACCTTTTGAAGGTGATATAATTTATGAAGGTAGATGGGGTAATAGTATACGATTTGGTTCTACTAATAAAAGAAAAATAGCAGGAATTATACCTGATGCTTTAAATAATTGGTCAAAAGGAAAAAGTACATCTGGAGATCCTATAATTATTTTTAGAAATGGTCAAGGTACTCAAACTGAAGAAGGATGGATACCTATTACTGAAGATATTAATAATGATGATGCTTCTATTTATTTAACTAGTACTCAAAAAATACCTTTAAAAACAGCTAGTTCAAATTATTTTAGTTACAAAAAAAACACCCCTGAACAACCAGACCAATACATTGGAAAACAAATTATAATCTCCTCAGGTCGATTAGTGTTTAATTCATCATTAGATCATATTTTATTAAGTTCTAATAAAACTATAAATTTAAATGCTGTTTTAGGAGTTAACATTGATACACCCATAGTAACTATTCAATCTCAAAATATATTTTTAGGTTCCAAAAATGCTAATGAACCTTTATTATTAGGTAATCAAACAGTAAACTTACTAAATCAATTAATAGAAAATATTCAAGCATTCTCTACTATTTGTTCCACTTTAGTTTCCACTCCTCCAGGTACTCCTTTAGCTCCTTTAAACACTGCTGCTTTACAATTAAATGGTGTGTTAGATTCTTTACAATCTAATTTAAATAACTTAAAATCTAAATATAACTACACAGTATAATGGCTACTCCTATTGAATTAGAACAACAAAGACAAGAAGAAGCAGCAGCCGCTGAAAAACAAACTTTATCGGCTAATCAAAAATCTGTGGAAACAAATCAAATTCAAAAGTCAACTCCTGAAGATCAAAAACCTAAAGGAGCTGCTAAGTTATCTTCAATTTTATTTACTTTAGGTTCTCAAATCCCTCAAATTATACAACCTTCTTTAGAAAATTTAATCAATAAATATATTCAAGATCCTAATGTATGCCCAGCTGGAGTAAATTTAACTGAATTAATTGATCAAAGAAACAATATTACTGATCAACTAAATAATATAGGTGTAAGAATAAATCAAACAGGAACAGCCATAACAGGTATATCTAATTTTTTAGGTGTTATTATTCCTATTCTAACAGCTGTAGATATAGCCGCTGTTGGTGTGTCTACTGCTTCTAAATTTTTACCTACTGTACCTGGAGCTGTACCTGCTGCTTTAAATGATATTCAAACATTTATTAGAAAAACAACATTTGACCAATATGGTAATTCTAAATTAGCTAAATTACAAGGAGTAATAAGTAGTTCAGCTTTATCTATTTCTATTGTTGGTTCATATGTTTTAACAGCTGTTAATACCTTATCATTAATTGATGCTTTTATTTTATCTTGTGATAAATTTTCTAATTTAATACCTACAACCCCAGAAATTAATAGTATAGCAGACTCACAAAGACAAGCTAACCAGACACAAAACCAAACAACTTATAAAGGATTTATAATTGAGATTGAAATAGTACCTTTTACTCCTACAGTTAACCGTAGAAGAGCAATTGGTAAAAATTCTCAAGGTATCAAATTGGTAGCTAGTGATTTATCATTTACAACAAATGATTTAACATTAATTAATGAGTTAAAACTAATAATTGATAACAATAATTTATTTGCAGAGATACCACCACCACAATCTGTAACCTCTATAACCTCTACAACTATTGAATTACCATCTACAACTTCTTCTACATCAACTACCCCTACAGGTGATCCTACTCCTTTAGGTTATTTAGGTAAATATGTTGGTGAAAAAGGATATGATGTTCGAGATAATGGTTCTGTTGAAGATGTATATGATTGGGATGGTAGTAAATGGATTTTTATAGAAACTAGAAACATTTAATATTTATAAACAATGAAACCATCAGATTTTAAAAAAATGATCAAAGAAGCAGTAAAGGAAGCTATTCAAGAAGAATTGAAAGATATTCTATTGGAAGCTGTTCGTGCTCCTAAGACAATTGTTACAGAGTCAATTAGAGATACTTATGCTCAACCTCATCTTTCAAAACCAAAACAACTAACACCTCAAGAAAGACAAGCAATGTTTGGAGGTATTTTAGAAGAAATGCAAGGTGGTGGAGCAGCTACTTCAGCTTATGCTGGTGAATTTAAACCTCAGTCTGTAGATCCTAATGGGGCTTTACCTGAAGGTAGTGTTGGATTAGATCAAATAATGAATTTATTAAATAAATAATGGCGTTTGGAGCTAAAAAAATATTTCCTGTAGACTTAAAACCTGGCACTGCTGTTGGGGTGGCTCTACCTTTTAATGCTCCTGCTGTTTTTCGTTCAACATACACTACTAAAGAAGCTATTAAGAATAACTTAATTAATTTCTTTTTGACTAACCAAACCGAAAGATATTTAAATCCTACTTTTGGAGCCAATTTAAGAGCTTTTATTTTTCAACAAATTGCTGTTGGAAATTTAGAAAGTTTAAAACAAAATATACAACAACAATTAAGTACTTATTTTCCTAATGTTAATGTAGCAAGTTTAAATATTGACTCTATTAATGACCTTAACCAAGTGAATATTGAATTAACATACAATGTAATTGACACTGGTATATCTGATAACATTAATATTACCTTTACATAATGGCTAATAAAAAAAACATACAATACATAAATAAAGATTTTACAGAATTAAGAGCTAGTCTTATTGACTATGCTAAAACTTATTTCCCAAACACATATACAGACTTTAGTCCTACCTCACCAGGTATGATGTTTATGGAAATGGCCGCTTATGTTGGTGATGTTTTATCTTTCTATATGGATAACCAAATCCAAGAAAACTTTTTACAATACGCTAGACAACCTAATAATTTGTATGAGTTAGCTTATATGTTTGGTTATAAGCCTAATGTAACTCAAGTAGCTACTACTATTGTTGATTTTTATCAACAAATACCAGCTACTGGACCTACATCAAGTCGAGTACCTGATTTTAGTTATTCCCTTTTTGTACCCGCGAATTCAAATGTGACCTCAACTTCTAATGCATCTATATCTTTTCTAATTGAAGATCCTGTAGACTTTTCAGTCTCAAGTTCAGGTGACCCAACTGAAATTACAGTCTATGAAGTTGATGGAAGTGGTACTCCTTTATATTTTCTTTTAAAGAAATCAAGAAAAGCAATATCTGCTAACATAAACACTGTACCTTTTAGTTTTGGTGCTCCAGTTCAATTTTCAACTGTAGACATTAATGATGATAAAATTATTGGTATTTTGGATATTATTGATACTGATGGAAATGAATGGTATGAAGTAGATTATTTAGGTCAAGAAATGATTTTTAATTCTATTAAAAATACAAATGTTAATGACCCTAATTTATCTCAATATGCTGGTGATACTCCTTATATTTTAAAATTAGAAAAAATCCAACGTAGATTTGCTACTCGTGTTATTAATACTGGATCTTTACAATTACAATTTGGAGCAGGTACAGCAGATGATACAGATGAGGAAATCACTCCAAATCCAAACAATGTAGGTATTGGTTTACCTTTTGAACAAGATAAATTAACAACTGCTTATTCACCTGAAAATTTCTTATTTACTAAAACATATGGTATAGCCCCTTCCCAGACAACTTTAAATGTTAGATATCTAACAGGCGGAGGAGTAGAAGCAAACGTACCGGCTAATGATTTAGCCACTTTAAACTCTACCATTACTTTCTTAAACACAGGTTTAGCAACTGACACTGCTAATTATGTATTTGCTAGTTTAGCAGTTACTAATCCAGCGGCCGCTGATGGAGGTGGTGATGGAGATACAATTGAAGAAATTAGACAAAACTCTTCAGCTAATTTTGCTACTCAATTACGTAACGTAACTCAAAATGATTATTTAGTAAGAGCACTTTCAATGCCTGCTAGATATGGAGTTGTTTCTAAAGCATATATTGAGCCTACTAAAGCACAATCTATTTCAGCTGGTGAGTCTCAATCAGTATTGGATTTATATATTTTATCATACAATGTAAATAACCAACTAACAACTACTTCTTTAGCTTTAAAACAGAATGTTATAACTTATCTTTCTCAATATAGAATGGTAAATGATTCTGTAACAATTAAAGATGCCTTTATTATTAATATTGGAGTAAATTTTGATATTATTGTTTTACCTAACTTTAATAGTAATGAAGTATTAACAAGATGTATCTTAGCTTTACAAGAATATTTTGCTATTGATAGATGGCAAATTAATCAACCTATTGTTTTAAGAGACATTTATATTCTTTTAGATAGAATTGAAGGTGTACAAACTGTTAAGACAATTAACATTACTAATTTAGTAGGAGAAAGTTTAGGGTATAGCAAATACGCTTATGATATAAACGGAGCCACAGCAGATAATGTGGTTTATCCCTCATTAGACCCGTCTATATTTGAAGTAAAATACCCTAACCAGGACATCCAAGGAAGAGTAGTACCTTTATAATAAAACGAAATGGCTGTATTAAAAATATTCCCCGAAAAAGACACAACATTATACTCTTTATTCCCTAATATGAATACAGGGTTAGATGAGATAGTTGAAGCTACTCTTACAACTTTTGCTTATTCTGATCCTAACCCCCAAACAAGTAGATTTTTAATTAAATTTGCTGATGAAGACATAACAGCTGCTTTTGACCCAATGCCTGATAATATCTATCAAAGCGGAAGTTGGAATGCTATATTACAATGTTGGGTTTCTACAGTCACAGGATTAAATATTACTACTTCAGTTGATTGTTTCCCTGCTGCCCAAGAATGGGGAATGGGTACAGGACGTTACTTAGATGATCCTATTTCAACAGATGGTGCTAGTTGGATCTGGGCTGACTACTCAGGTAGCAATCAATGGATTATTCCTCCAGTTGCTGGTGCTACATCATCATTTACATCTTCTGTTCCTTCAGGAGGAGGCACTTGGTATACAGGATCTCAATATACAGCGTCTGTAACTTTTAGTTATAGAACAGATAAAGATCTTAATTTAAATGTAACTAACACTCTTAGAGCTTGGACAACAGGTTCTGGGTCTGTACCTCTTACAAAATTACCTAACCATGGTTTCTTATTAAAACAAAGACAAGAATTTGTTAATAATAAAAACTATCAACCGGAATTAAAATATTATTCTGTTGATACTAATACTATTTACCCTCCAGCTTTACAAATTAGTTGGTTTGATTTTTCTTGGAATACAGGGTCATCAACTCAAACAATATTAAATACACTTCCTGCTACAATTAACTTAGCAGATAATCCTGGTGTTTTCTATAGCCAGAGTATAAACAGATTTAGAGTTACTGCTCGTCCTGAATACCCAATTCAATTATGGCAAACATCTTCAGTATATACAAACAATTTCTATTTACCTTCAGGTTCATCAACTTGGGCTATTAAAGATTTAGAAACTAATGAATATATAGTTGATTTTGATAATAGCTATACTCAGATTAGTGCGGATGCTACTTCAAGTTATTTTGATGTTTATATGGATTTCTTACAACCTGAAAGATATTATAACATTTTAATTAAAACTACTTTAAATGGTTCAACAATAGTATTTAACAATCAATATTACTTTAAAGTTATTAATGGATAATGTCTGAAACTATACAATTAAATAAACAAGTATATGTAAAACCCCAATATGAAAGGGTTATTGATACTTCTTTTACTCAATTAGTTCAACCACCACCAGTAGCTCCTACCTCAATACCTGCTATAACAGTAGCAGAATTTTTTCAAAATTATCAAGAAATATTTTTCCAAATACCTAAATTTGGAAGTGTAAATTCTCATGAGTACCTTATACAAACGAGCCAAGGTTACATAGGTGGTAATCAAGCTGATGATGGTACTATACAAGCTTTAATTGATGAAATAACTCAATTAAGACAAGAAAACTTAGACCTACAACAACAAATTTTAACAGGAAGTCTACCAATATAAAATGAATAGAATAGTAAATATCAATTCAATTAACCCTGAAACATTTGAACTTCAAACATATTCTGTTGAAGATAGTTCTCTTATTGCTTCCTTTGAGGTAGAAACTTCATTTAATCCATCTATAGATAAAGTTGAGTATTTTATTTATGATTTAAATGGTCAAATAGTTTATAGTAATGTTAATGGTTATCCTAACTATTCATTAGTTAATAACACCTTAACCCTTGATCCTGTACAAGATTTAACTCAACAAGGATTTAATAATGGACAATATAATACTGTCTATAATTTTGTAAGCCCTAAACTTTCATCATCACCTACTTTCCCTTATTTTATTTCAGAAATAAGTTCAGACGGTACTGAAGTAAGATTAGATACTACAATTATACCTAATCAACAGGTAATTTCTTCTTCATTAGAATTAATAAATAGTATTAATACTACTACAGGAAGTTATTATGATTTTTATTTAGATTTTGGAGATAATAATTTATTAATTGCTGTTAATGCTTTACTTGATACTTCAAGTATTGATAACCCTACAGTGTTAATTAAGTTATATGAACCATTACCATCTTTATTTCCATTACAAACTCAATGTTGGGTTGTTACTCAAACAGCTAACTCTATAGCTTATAACATTGATATTAATTATGTTTTTGATAATTTAGATAACAATGTTTATTTAAAAGGTCCTAACTATAATTTAAGCTTATCAGATCAAATAAACAATTCAACTGATTATATTAACTATAGTAATTTAAAAAATGCTACTAGTTCTTATAGCCAGGGAACAGGTAGTTTTAACTACCAATTAAATAATATTTTAGCTCAAACAGGAATAAACATTAATGTTGATTATTCTGAATATTCTAACTTTATACATTTTTCTTCTGCTTTAACTAGATTAGAAAATTTTTATTATAAATTAGGATTATTAGAAGAATACACATATAGTGCTAGTTTATCAAACATTCCTTCAAGTGGTTCTTATTATGTTTCTTCAAGTAATATAGTTTATCAAAATAAAATTGATGAAATTATTACTACTTTTGACTCATATGAATATTATCTTTACTATACTTCAGGATCTACATCTTGGCCTAAAACAAATAGTAACCCACCATATATAAATGTTTCAACTACTTCAACAGCTGGTTTAAACTTTTTAGCTACCCAATCATTAGTAGCTGAAGAATATGACCTTGAAAATAACGATGCTTTAGTTTTAGCTATACCTTCTTACATTAGAGAGGATAGTGAAAATGCTAATTATGAGTTATTTGTTGAGATGATAGGTCAAATGTTTGATAATGTTTTCTTATATTTACAAAACATTACTACTAAATTTGACGCTGATAATAGATTAAATTATGGTGTTTCAAAAGATTTAGTAGCTGATATTTTAAGAGATGCTGGTATAACAATATATCAAAATAATTTCTCATCTAATGATTTATATCAAGCTTTATTAGGTATAACTCCATCAGGTAGTTTATATAATTTACCTTATACAACAACTCAATACCCTGTACCTTCTGATTCTTTCCTTGATTATATAACAAATTATGTTACTGCTTCTTCTACCTCATCTTTATACCCTACAGATGATATAAATAAAGAAACATATAAACGTATTTATCATAACTTACCTTTATTATTAAAGAAAAAAGGATCAGTAGCAGGTTTAAGAGATTTAATTACTACTTATGGTATCCCTGATACTGTTTTAAGAATTAATGAGTTTGGAGGTAAAGATAAAAATATAAATAGCTATGATAACTGGCAAGATGAATATAATTATTCATTCTATACTAGTGGTTCATCTTATATAAGTTCATCATTTGAATTAAACACATTATGGGGAGCTACAGGTGATGTTCCTAGAGCTGTTGAATTTAGATTTAAAACAGATGGTTTACCAACTAATACAGCTTCAATTAGTAATGTAACTTTATTTGAAGCAATAGGATTAGTTCTTGAACAAAGTATCTTATCTTTAAGATATACAGGCTCAGGATATGTAAGTGCCTCTTACTCAGGTTCAATCCCTAGTCCTTATAATGAGTATGCTATATTAGATTTTGTTCCTGATAGAAATAACCCAACAATTTCATCTAGTATTTATTTACCTTTTTATGATGGAGGATGGTGGTCAGTCTTAGTAAATACAGACAGTACTACAGGCTTTACTTTATATGCTGCTAACAAAAATTATGATGGAGAAGATGGAAACACAGTTAGTTTCCAAGCCTCATCTTCAGTGACCGCTGCCCAAACAATTTGGAATGCTACAAACACTATATATTTTGGTAGAGAGGTATTTAATGCTACTCCTTTATTTACTGGTTCGTTCCAAGAAATTAGATATTATTCTCAACCAATAACTAAAGATAATTTTGATTCTTATGTTATGAATCCTTACTCTATTGAGTCAAGTGAATTCTTAGCATTTAGAGCTTCATTAGGAGGAGAACTATACACTGGTTCAAATTCAATCCATCCTAAAGTAACAGGTTCTTGGGTTGCTACATCATCTTTTGCTTCAAATAGTGTTTTTAATTTTAGTGGAAGTTATTCTTGGGTTCCTAACACTGAAGTATTCTATTTTGATCAAGTACCAGCAGGTATTCAAAATGCTATATCTCAAAAGATAAAAACAGGAAATACTGTTTTACCTTATAGTAGTAGTTTAGCTAACGTTCCTGATGCTAACGTTTTATCTCCTTTTAGATCTATTCAACAACAATTTCCAGCTAGTGAAAGTTATACTAGAGATATTGATTATGTTGAAATAGCTTTTTCACCTCAAAATGAAATTAATGAAGATATAAATTCTCAATTTGGTTATTTTAACATTGGTGATGTAATTGGAGATCCTAGATTTCAATCTTCATCTTTAGATTATTATCCTGATTTAGAAGATTTAAGTTATGCTTATTTTGAAAAATATGAATCTAACTATGATTGGAATGATTACATTAGATTAATTAAATTTTTTGATAACTCATTATTCAAATTATTACAAGACTTTACTCCGGCTAGAGCTAGTTTAGCAGCAGGTATTGTTATTAAAAATACATTATTAGATAGAAATAGATATCGTGTACCTCAAGTAACACCTTCATCTTCTATTGCTTTTATAGGTAGTGGCTCAACTAATATTCCTTATGTAGTTGAAGACCAAACTATTACTGGATCTATTGATGTTGGAAATATTGAAGGAACAAATGGTGGTTCAATGCCTGAATTATTTGGACAAACTTCCTCAGTATTCACTTATCCAGGAGCAGTAAATGTAAACCAAGTATGGTATGGGTCTACTCCGTCTTTAAGCGGCTCTGTTCCTTTTACCGAATCAGCACAATTAGAATTCTTTAATGGTGAATTAAGCGGTTCAAATATAGTAGCTACAACAGGATTATTAAGTGATTGCAATGTAGAAATAATTCAAGTATATAGTACTGCCTCACTTCCATTACCTAAAGTATTAGCTGGTACTTATCCTTTTACAAGTTATAGACTTAATGTAGAAAAAACATATTATATTTCATTCACTTTAAGCAATGATGCTGGAGCATCAGGTACTGGAGGAGGAAGAATATTTTATTTTGATGAAAATGGAACTGATTATGTCATTTATGATAATGATACTTTAGCACCAGGAGCATCAGTTACTATCACTCAGTTAGAAATTAGTAATGTTTTAGGAAATCAATTTTCTAATGCTTCATTAGGGACAAACCCAACAACATTTAATGTTCCTCTTTATTTTGTAGGATTAGATCAAAATATTATCAATCCATCAACTCCAACTTTAACCAACTTCATTATATATGAGGCTTATATTGAGCCAGATTGTTTAGTTGTGTCTGGAGACGCCCAAGTACCTAGACCTAGTTCTAAATACATGGCTGTTGACTTTGGAGGTGAACAAATTATAGCAATTAATGAACAATCTATTTTAAGTGGAAGCGCTACTAAAGCTGCTGTTCCTGATTCTAATTATTCTACAGCTAGAATAACTAATCCTAGATACAATGGTTGTAAATTAACAACCTATGCTTCAAGATCAGCCGCGGAAACTTATGTAGAGTATTTTGGATATTTTAAATATATTGAACCAAAAACACGCATCCCTAGTCCTTTAGGTGTAGTTAATTTGTTTGCTATAATTGATATTAATGGAAAATCTACTGTAATCAATAGTAGTGATACTCAATTAGGTACTGTTGAAGATATGTTCCTTTCAGGCTCATTAGCTACAGTTTTATTCCCTACAGTGTCTACAGGTAGTATTCTTACAGGAAGTCAATACCCAGTAGAAATACCAGCTGGATTTTATGGACCAGGTAATAATTACCCTATAACACAAAGTGCATTTAGCGTGACTCTTGACAGTTATTTCCTTAACTTATCACAATCAAGTAATGATGGAATTATCATACCAGGTAATTTTAATCCTTACTTTACTGGATCTTTTATAGAACTAGCACAAAATGCAGGATACTTTAAAACTTTATAATTAAAATTTAATAAACTTATATATTTATAATAAAAATAACAAATGGGATATTTAAATAATACCGTAGTAACAGTAGACGCTATCTTAACTGATGTAGGACGCCAATTGTTAGCTCAACAAAATGGCCAATTCAGAATCACTCAATTCGCTTTAGCTGATGATGAAATTGATTATACTCTGTATAACCCAACCCATCCATCAGGTTCTGCTTATTATGGACAAGCAATTGAAAATATGCCTTTATTAGAGGCATTTCCTCAAGCTACTCAAACTATGAAATACAAGCTTGTTACATTGCCTAGAGGAACAGCTGTTATGCCTATTCTTAATGTTGGATATTCTTCAATCACTTTAAAACAAGGTGCTTCATTAGCAATTAATCCTCAAACATTAAATTATTTAGGAGGAACAGTAGTTGAATCTTCTGGTTATACAGCTACTATTTCTGATATTAGATTATTATCTACTTTCCAAGGTGTAGGTATTAACACTCCAGATGTTCAAGCTCTTAATTTAGCCAACCAAACAACTACAATTGGTACTTCAGTATCAAGAACAGTAGTTGGTACAACTATTAATATGATTGCAACTACTGTAAATACATTATTTAGTTCAACCAGTCAATTACAAGCTACTTTAACTATCACAGGTAGAGATAGTGGAGCTAGTGTAACTATTCCTGTAACAGTAACTCAAAATTAAAAAATAAAAAATGTCTTTTGAAAGATTCACACCCGATGATTTTATAGTTAGCTCTGATGCCATTTCAGCTACAGCCTGGACAACAGGAGCTCCTACATTAATAACTTTCTTTACATCATCTACTCAAGCAGGTGGTAGTTCTGGAGCTTATTATTTAAATGTTTACCAAACATCTTCAGCTTTATCTGGCTCAGCAGTTCAATTTGCTATCGCTTTTGGTAATGCTAATGGTAGTGGTAGTGCTAACTATGATAATGCTGTTAATGGTAAATCACCTACAGGAACTGTATTTGGTCAATGGCAAGATTTAGTTATTGGAGATGAAAATACTAACTTTACTTTTGGAGCTATTACATCATCACAATTCTTTGCTTTACCTTTAGAAAGAACTTGTTACAAAGAAGCCTTATTCTTAGGTTCCTTAACTTTGAAGTTATCAGGTAGTGAAGGTACTATTTCTTTAACAGACAATAGTAATTATGTAACAACAGTTCAATATGGAGCTGCTGGTAGAATATTTCAATTAATTACAGGATCAGCTGGAACTAGAGCAACAATTACCTCTAGAAATACAGTTGATGGATATTCAGCTACTTCAGGATCTTATGGTTGGTTATTACCAGACATTGGAACTATTATTTTAAATCCTTTAGCATTAGCTCAACCTTCAGGAAGTGGAGGTATTAATTTTGTATATAGTGGATCAGCTTCAGCTACAGGCTCTATAGTTGTTACCCCAAATACTTCTTTATATCAAGCGTTATCAGGTTCAGGTGCTTCATCATTCACAATTAACTCTCAAGAAACAATTACTTCAGATTATGTGTTTGTAAGACCTAAGAGTTCACAATTTAACTACTCAGAAAATCCTTCATTTATTTCAGGTTCAACTGGTGAGGTTTTATACCCTCAATTTATTAATAATCCTCAAACCTATATTACAACTATTGGATTATATAATGATACAAATGAATTATTAGCAGTTGCTAAATTGTCAAGACCTTTACCAAAAGATTTTACTAAAGAAGCTCTTGTAAGAGTTAAACTTGATTTCTAAAATGAATGGGTGCCTACAAACAGTTTCTAGCATCGGATATAGTAGTTACTCCGCTTGAATTAAACAAATCGTTTAATTTTAGAGGGTCTGCGGCTTTAACAGGTTCAGATGTAGGTATTGATAGACTTTTAGGTTTATGTACTAGTTCTTTATTTAATCCTTTAACTGACCCAACAACAGGTCAAAGTGGAATTCAATATCAAAGACTAGTTTATGATTCTATTAAACACCTATACTATTCAAATTTTTTAAATTCAACAGCTAGTTTAGGTTCACCTTTAGTAACTGCTAGTTTAGTTCCTGGATCTACTCCTGCTGGTGATGTTTTAGTAGGTCCAACCTCATCGGCTGGTCGTTATTATAATTATCCCCAAACAGATTTAACTTTTGAGCATTATTTACCTCAAAATATAGATTCTACAATAGGAGTATTATCTGTTCCCTCAAAACTATATGGTAATCATATAGCTCCTAATTCATTTAGATGGACAGCTGAAAGTGGTTCAGTTTATGATGATGGTGAAGGAAATTTAATATTTCAAACCACAGGAGAAATTTGTGGTAATATATTCTATTACCATGGAATAGCTATTATAACTAGTGATTCTCAACCTAGTGGTGATGTTTATGGGACAGCGATTTATGGTTCTTCAGTTTACGGAGCTTCAGATGCTAGTATTATTAATAATTTAGTTAATTCTTCTAATGTTACTTGTTCATTTTCATCCTCACTTACTATTTTTGAAACTCAATATAAGTGTTCAATTAGAGAAAATGAATTTAATTTTAGTCAAAACCCAACCATAACTTCAGGTAGCACAGCTAATTCAAGTTCAATTGGAACATTTTTTACTCCAGGACAATACTTATTACCTTTTGCTACTAGTTCTTATTTTCAACCTTATGTGACAACTGTAGGTTTATACAATGAACAGCAACAATTATTAGCAATAGGAAAGTTATCACAACCTCTACCTTTATCGCCTACAACAGATACTACAATACTTATAAACATAGATAGATAAATTATGTGGTTATACAATGAACAAGTTATTAGCTCAATTGAGGATATGCCTCAAGGAACATTTGGTTTTGTTTATATTGTGACTCATAATCCAACCGGAATATCATATATTGGTAAAAAATCATTATTCCACAATATAAAGAAAAAACTAACAAAAAAGGAACTAGCAGAACAAACAGGACCAGGCAGGAAGTCAGCCACTCGGGTGGTAGTAAAGGAATCAGACTGGAAAACCTATTATGGATCTGCTAAACCAATTATGGAACTCATAAAAGGAGGTAAACAAGAGGAATTTACCCGTGAGATTTTACAATTGGTTCCTAATAAAAAACTTCTTACTTACTATGAATGTAAGTACTTATTTAAATATGGGGTGTTAGAATACCCCCTAGAATATTTTAATGATAATATTTTAGGAAAATTTTATTCCAAAGATTTTATTTAACTTGGCAATCCAAGTAGTTCTTATTATATTATGGTTATGCTCAATCAACCACTGATTGCTTTAATTAACTCTGTATTAGGAACTGGTAAACAGACATCAAAAGGAAATTTTGCCTATCATTGTCCGTTTTGTAATCACCATAAGCCAAAGTTAGAGGTTAACATGACTGAAAATAAAAAGGGTGAAAATCCTTGGCATTGTTGGGTGTGTGATAAGCGTGGTAAAAAAATCCATCAATTATTTAAACAAGTTAAAGCATCTCCTGAAGCATTATTAGAGTTAAGGTCTATTATTAAAACTGAGACAGCAGATAAAGAAACAGTAGTTACAGAAAAACTTAATTTACCTAAAGAGTTTAAACCATTACTTAATATTCAGAAATCAGATATTATTGGTAGACATGCCTTAACTTATATTAAATCAAGAAACATAACTGAAGAAGATATACTTAAATACAATATTGGTTATTGCGAATCAGGACCATATAAAAACATGGTTATTATTCCTTCATATGATGAAAATGGAATATTGAATTATTTTACAGGTCGTTCATTTGAAAAAGAAGCCAAAGTAAAATATAAGAACCCATCTGTCTCACGTGACATCATACCGTTTGAGTTGTTTATTAATTGGGATTTACCGTTTATATTATGCGAAGGACCATTTGACGCCATCGCTATTAAAAGGAATGTTATACCGTTATTAGGCAAAAATATACAGTCTAAACTAATGAGGAAGATTGTTAAATCTTCTGTTGATAAAATATATATTGCCCTTGATAAAGACGCTCAAAAACAAGCCTTATCGTTTTGTGAGCGACTTATGAATGAGGGTAAAGAAGTATACCTTGTAGATATGCAAGATAAGGACCCAAGTGAAATGGGTTTTAAAACTTTTATAGATACAATTACAGAAACTTACCCCTTAACACTCTCAGGTTTACTTGGGAAAAAATTATTTTTATGAGTAAAATAAAAAAATCTTACAATAGAATCCTAGAAGTATCAGATGATGCTAAACAAATAACATTACCAGACTCTCGTTATTACAGACGAAATGGTGAATACTATCCTTCAATTACTTATGTTTTAGGTTATTATCCTAAAGGTAAGTTTTTTGAAGACTGGCTTAAAAAAGTAGGTTACTCTGCTGAACACATTGTTAAAAAAGCAGGTGAAGAAGGAACAGCAGTTCATGAAATGATTGAGGAATACCTTGAAGGTAAAGAAATGAATTTTATGAACCAATATGGTAATCCTCAATACAGTCCTGATGTGTGGCAAATGTTCTTACGTTTTGTTGATTTTTGGGAAACATATAATCCTAAATTAATTGAAGCCGAAGTTCATTTATTTTCAGATGAACTAAAGGTAGCAGGTACTTGTGACTTGATTGTTGAAATTGAAGATAAACTTTGGTTAATTGATTTCAAAACTTCAAACCATATCCAGCCTACTTATGAACTACAGACAGCAGTTTATGGTAAATGTTATGAGGAATGTTATGGTAAAAAAGTAGATAACTATGGTATACTTTGGTTAAAATCATCTAAACGTAAATCTAATAAAGAAAAAATGCAGGGTAAAGGATGGGAAATGGTTACCTCCACTAGAACACAAGAGGAAAACATTGATATTTTTAAAACAGTAAAACGTTTATTTGATTTAGAAAA